GAAGGCAGCAGCATCGACTATTCGGTGCTGGAAGAAAACACGAAAGCGGACATCGACAAGTTCCAAGTCCAATGTCTCGCGTACGACGAACGATATGCCGACCAGTATTCACAGCGCATCTCTAATGCTACCGGCATAGATAGAGTTGTCATCGCCCCGTCCCCGCGTGAACTGTCACCTGCAATGAAGGAACTGGAGTCCGCCGTCTATGACGGCAGGTTCCACTATGACGCAAACCCGATCCTTGAATGGGCAATGGGAAACGTCCTTACTCAAGAGACGGCGGCTGGCAATCTCACGATGCCGGATAAGCCATCTCCCGAACGCAAGATTGACCCCGCTGTTGCCTTGTTCATGGGTATGAATCGAGCCATGTTGCTCGATCCCTCTGAAAAGCAATCCAGCTTTGAACCGTTCTTTATCTAGCCTCCCTCATGTCCTTTATCAAATTGAATCTCGAAACGCCGCCAATAGAGCAGCGCGATAGCACTGTTAACGTCAATGGCCTGTTCTCCGCAGCATGGTCCATGATGACCGACACCCTGCCGACCGCCAGCGGTGAGATGGTGAATGAAGCCATCGCGCTACAGCACATTACTGTTTATGCGGCTGTTCGCTGCATAGCGGAATCAGTTGGCTCCCTGACATTGCGACTTTACAAGCGTCTTGATAGAGGCCGTCAAGAAGCCGTCGAGAACCCCATCTATCGAATGCTCACTATCTCGCCCAATGACGAGATGAGTGCTCCGGTGGTTTGGGAATCAGTGACCGGAAGCATGGCGCTGACAGGCAACTCTTATCTGGAAATCCTCCGCAATGCGAATGGCGATCCTGTAGGAATCTACCCGCTATCGCCTCTCCTAACAACACCTGTCCGCCTTCCAAACAAGCAGCTTGCTTATAAGACCAGCGTAGGCGTCACTGACGGTCACACACGCATCATCGCCGCTAAGGATGTTCTCCATTTCCCGCTGTTCTCATGGGATGGCCTGAAAGGCTTGTCTCCGATTGCACAAGCACGACAGGCTATTGGCCTAGCTCGCGCCGCTGAAAAGTTCGGTTCCAAGTTCTTTGGTAACGGCTCTCGTCCTGGTGGCTTACTGACACCCAACGGCAAGATCGACGAAAAGGAACTCATCAACTTTCGCAAGTTCTGGGAAGCCGCTAACGGCGGTGAGAATCAAGGCCGCATCGGCGTACTGCCTCAGTCATGGAATTACACACAGCTTGGTCTCTCTCCTGAAGACAGTCAATTCTTAGAAACACGTCAGTTCAGCCGTACCGACATCGCAGCCTTATTCCGCTTGCCTCCCCACATGGTAGGCGACACCACCCGGCTCTCCAACGGAAACGCCGAACAGCAATCACTATCGTTCGTCACAGATACACTCCGCCCTTATCTTGTCCGCATCGAGAAAGAGATTCAGCGCAAGCTATTGCCAGAAGACGGTTCACTGTTCGCAGAGTTCGATGTCTCAGAACGTTTACGTGGTGACTTCGCAACAACCATGCAAGGTTTTGCCACCGGCAAGCAATGGGGATTCTATTCGACCAACCAGGTGCTTGAAAAGCTCGGCGAGAATCCAATTGGCCCAGAAGGGGATGTCTATTGGGCACCCGTCAACATGACGAATGCTGCCAATCTCATCGCCCCAGCAGCAGATCCAGCCCCATTACCGCTGCTTGATCCTCCCACTCCAGCCCAGCGCAATTTATTCGATAACTACATCCCAGCGTTCGCCGGTCTGTTCAAAGATGCCGTTGGCCGTATAGCCAGCCGCAGCAAGCGTGATGCGGAGTCAATTACCCCTATCCTGACACCGCTCCTCGATTCTGTGTCCTCCATCGTCATCGCCGAGGCCCGTAGCGAGTTCGATCTTCCTGACGATTGGATGCCCTCGGTCAAGATCGTTCGGGAGTACATCAAGAGTGCAGCGACACGCGCCCAGGATTGGACACCGGACAACAGTGATGTTCTATCCGGCGCAGAGCTAACCAAAGCTATCCGTTCCATCCATATCAACATCTTCCGTGAAGCGGGCGCAGCCGTAGCGGCAAGGAAAATCTATGCCTAACCCATCCAACGTCGAACACCGATACCTGACACAAGAGTTTCGTGTCTCGCCTGAAGGGGAAACACCCTCTATCTCCGGTTACGCAGCATTGTTCGATACCCAATCGCAAGACCTCGGGAGTTGGACAGAATCCATCGATCCTCATGCCTTTGACAGCGTACTGAGCAAGAATCCTGATGTTCGAGCCCTTTGGAATCACAACGCCGATTGCGTATTGGGTCGTACCGTTGCCAACACCCTGCATCTCGCACTCGACGCTCGTGGATTGTCTTATGTCATCGATCCACCTGACACCACCATCGCCAAGGACTTGCTCGTATCGATGCGCCGTAAAGATGTAACTCAATCTTCTTTCGGTTTCATCGTCAAGCGGGACCAGTGGACAGAACAACCAGATGGCAGTATCACTCGCCGCATATTGGAGTTCGATGAGCTATTGGATATATCTCCAGTGACGTATCCGGCATATACCCAGACAACATCTCAGGCACGGAACCTACCAGCAACGATGCCCGTAGAGATTCGTTCCATACTCAGCAATCGCTCCGCCGACAGCATAGAGAATCAGCCGATATGTGAGTGTGAATGCACTCAGTGCTTATCCGGCGCTTGTAACCTCTGTTCCGACGATGACTGCGTAGATGAAGTATGCAGTTGCTATAACCAACGCGCAGAACGATCACTCGTTATCTCCGAATCAGAGCATAGACGCCTTCAGATGAAGCTGGCTCTCGTGACTCACAAGCACTAATCCCTCCCACCCTTTAGCAATTCGCAAGCAGGATGCCGCCGCCTAGTCGTGCCGCGTTCATTCGCACCGCCTCCACTTGCAGCCCTGAAGTATCGCCCGCAGCGAATCGGTCAGCGCATATCTCCCCACGCACCACGGAATCCCAATGGAAATCAAGTCATTACAAGAAAAGCGCAATAAGCTCATGGCTGATGCGACAGCATTAGTAGCGGGCGAAAGCGTTACCGCAGAACAACGCACACAGTTCGACACAATGTTAACTGATGTCGCAACCATCGATGCAGACATCACCCGCGTACAAGCCGCAGACGAGTATCGTGCTGCTCAGAACAAGGCTGTCAACAGCCCACGTCCCAACCCCGGCGAGTCCAACGAAGCTCATGAGGCTGCTGAGGTTCGCAATGCCAAGGTAAAGGAATCATTCCGCAACTACCTTCGTACCGGCCAGATAGAGAAGAGAGACCTAACCGTTGCTAATAGCGGTGTCGCCATCCCAACTCTGTTCAATCCCTCCATCTTTGAAGCTCAGAAGTCATACGGCGAAATCTACAACCTCGTCAATCTGATGAAGACCGATAACGGTGATCCAATCAAGCTCGTATTGGATAACGATACAAACAACAGCCTAACCTCTGTGACCGTTGGCACCAGCGCCAGTGAAGTAGACCCCAGCATCACAGGTCTAACGCTTCAGGTAGACAACTTCACCACAGGCGTTATCCGCATCGACAACGGCCTTCTAACCGATGCCGGATTCGATGTTGAAGCCTTTATTAGAGATAGATTCGCTACCCGCTTCTTCCGTGGTGCTTCCAATCTCATCATCAATGGCGACGGCGGAGCGGTTCAGTCTCTTACAACCGCATACAACAACGAGGGATTCACCAGTGCAACCACAAACAAGCTCGGCTATATCGATTTCGCCACTGCAATCGGCACCTTGGACCCTGCATATCAGCCTAACGCTGTATGGGCTATGTCCAATGCGACTCTTGGCTATGTCATCGGTCTAACCGATACTGCCGGTCGTCCTCTGTTTCTTCCAAACTACGGTGATTCCTCACTTGGCTTCGTCGGAACAATCCTTGGCCGTCCAGTGAAGCTAATCACTCAGCTTCCCGTTGTTGCAACAGGTAATGTTCCTGTCTTATTTGGCGACTTCAAGCAGGCATACACCTTCCGTCAGCAGAACCCTGGTCTTGGCATCCTTCGCCTAAACGAGCTATATGCAGCCGGATATGAGACAGGCTTCGTTGGATTCGCCCGTGTCGGTGGTTTAGCCACTAACGCAGGTATCTCTCCAATCTGCGCCATCACCATCAAATAACCCAACAACACCAGCAAGGGATGGCTTCGGTCATCCCTTGTGCATTTAAGCCGGAACTGCTCATAGATGATTCTCAGCTATCAACTCGTAACCCCGCCAACGGTGGAACCTGTCGCACTAGCGCTGGCAAAGCAACACTTGCGCGTGGACTTCACGAATGACGACACGCTTATCCAGACGTACATCACAGCGGCTCGTCAGTATGCGGAGAAGTACACCAACAGAGCGTTATTCGATCAGCAATGGGTATTAGCGTTAGATCACTTCCCGCTGCCAAGATTCCAAACCTCACTCAACTCCGAACAACGCCATGATTGGCCGTATTTCGGAGCTGCATGGGACTACTTCAGCATCAGGCTTCCAAAGCCCAGATGCGTCTCGATCCAGAGCGTTACCTACTTGGACCTAACTGCAACGTTGCAGACCCTCGACCCTTCAACTTATTTCGTTGATACGACATCAGAACCCGCACGCCTCGTGCCTTCCGAAAATCTCTTCTGGCCCTACACGCAACAGTATCTCCCCGGCTCAGTAAAAGTTACCTATACGGCTGGCTCTTACGGTGATGGCGTCATCGTCAACAATTGTCCGCAGACGGTCGTTATGGCGATTTTGTTGCTGGTCGGTCATTGGTACGAGAACAGGGAGGACAGTAGCCAACTCAATCTCAAAAACATTCCTTTAGGCGTTGCAGCATTGCTGGACACAGAAGTGTTCCATGCTCTGACGTATGACGCGGTATAACGCCCATGCAAGCTGGATCACTCAAACGCCCCATCGAAATTCAAGTCCCGAGCACCACGAAGGATGAGTTTGGTCAACCGACTCAGACCTGGACAACGCTGCTGCAAACTTGGGCTGACATCCACACTATTACCTCGAAAGAAGTCTACGCACTCGGTGCTGGCTTCAACTCGCAGGTCTCCCACAAGATCACCATTCGGTTTCAGCCAGCCGTGACCATCACTGCCGGTATGCAGGTGGTTTACCTATCCCGCATCTTCATCATTCAGGCCGTCTCTGATCCCACGGAAGAGCGTAGGGAACTCGACTTGCTGTGTTTGGAGCAGACGAAGTAATCATGATCGAATCTGGTCTCTACTCCCTCATCACAGCCAACGCAGGATTCGTGGCCCTTGCAGCAGATCGTTTGTATCCGCTTGTATTGCCTGATTCACTGACTGCCTCCACAACGTTACCGCCGTCCGCAACATACCAAGTCATCTCCTCCATCACCGACTACACCAACGATGGCTCTACGGGATGCACCAAGGCACGAATCCAGTTCGATTGTCTTGCCTCTGATTACGCCGATGCAAAGAACCTGACAGATGCTATCCGGCTGGTTCTGGATGGATACGCTGGCATCTTGCCAGACGGAACACCGGTAGCCGGTACCTGGGTCATCAACGTGACCGACTCATACAGCCAAGATACCCGCCTTTATCGCGTGTCCACCGACTACCGCATCGTCTACGCCCAGCAGTAGCCCACCCCACAACCTATTCGCTTCACCACACCGTGCCCTCCAGGCGCGGTGACCTCATTTAACCCGCACAGGTACCCACATTTATGTCTACCAAATTCGTTCTCGGCCAAGGTTCCGTCTTCTCCATTTCAACCGATGGCACTACTTTCACAACTGTCAACCAGCTCAAGACGGTTTCGTTCAGCGGCACCAAGCTAGATACCGAAGACATCACTAATATGTCTTCCCCCA